TGAACTGCTTTACCTTCAATTTCTGCCAAGGCTGCACGTTCAATACGTGCTAACCCTTCTTCTACCTGACCACGATTGTCACCTGCAAGTTCTTGCAAGTCAAAGTCATCAATAGTGAGGCGAAAGAAAGGTGTGTTAGGTGGTAGGAGAGCCATCAATAATTTTGATGCTAAATTGTTTACACCCCTAGCACCAATACCTTGATAGGGTGTAGCGTATGTTGAGGACGAATTGTGTCCTTCCTCTGGTAACAGAGTAGGGATAGTTAGTCTAGCTGCCTCTCGCCCTCGTTCAAGAAAGGTATCACGTTCACCTTCCAATTGGCTGTAGCGTTTAGCTACTGTACCTAGTTCCATTTCCATAGTCTAATCCTTACTTCGGTATATTTAAGCCAGAACCACCACTACCACCTACATCAACAGAAGCTGCTGGTTTTGCTACAAGTTGCTTCTTGCCTTTCTTTCTACGCCTACGCTGTACACCTTCTGTTTCTATTGCAGCTTGCATTTCTTCTTCTTGTTGCTTGGCTGCTGCTGTAGATGGTGTTGCCGCTGCTGCCTGTGCTACACCACGTGGACCACCACGTGCTTTTGCTTTACCACCTTTTACAGCATAACTTACTTTCTTTAGTGGTTTCTTAACAGCCCTCTCAATTTTCTTAACAGCCTTCTTAACTTGTCTAGCTGGCGCACCCATTTTACTGACCCCCTGTAGGAATTTGTAGACCAGAACCAGCACTAGCTGTCTGTGTTCCCATACTATCAATTACATCTGTACGTAGGGCTTTCTTACCCTTCTTTTTCTTTTGTCCTTCAATCTCTATATCTTCTTCTTGTAGTTCAAGGTCAGGAGTTTTAGCTACTGCTGTTGCTGGTCTTGCTGGGGCTGGTAAAGGCCGTGGCATCTTAGGAGAAAACAATCCACCCATATTTTAATCCTCATATTCTTCGTTGTATAATTCGTTTAACTTATTTACTACTGACTGTTGGCCTCTGAGAAACGCTAATTCCTCAGAGGTTACTTGTTCAAGTGGAAGCCTATTAGGATAAAGTTCCTGAAGTTGGTTTAGTAAAGCCGTAGTAATACCTAGTGTGTATCCAAGTACTTTCATTTTCTTTAACTTTCGCTAATAGGTACAGTTTAGACTATATGTCAACAAGTTCACAAGCACCAGCAGTGCAAGCTAACGTCTGACTACCACTTGTTGTATCCACTTTTTCGTACAACGACAAAGCTGACCAATCAATAGCATCAGGCATTTGTTCCTTGAGATCATCATATGTTTCCTTATCTATATCCTGATAGGGTGCTTGTGCATATGTGTGGTCACTATGAGGAAGGAACGAGATACCTGAACATATGTCAAAGTTCTCATAGACCCATGCACCCACTACCATCCACTCTGCATCTTTGACTGTGATAGTTACAGATGGTTTATGTTCACACCAGTGTAGCGCATAGTTCTTCCACAGTTCTAATTGTTCTACAGCAGTCATATCGTTACGAGTAACAGCACCAGAAGGTGACTTAGTAGGGAAGCTAAACACTGTAGTAGAGTCAGGCTTCATTACACAAGGTTCAGCAGGGATACCGCTGTCCTTCATAAACTGTGTCAGTGGGTCTTTGTTATCCCCACGTACAGTACGGATGTAGTACTCGCTGTGCCGTGCGTGAATACCTGATGCACTATCTACTAGCTGTGACACAGTACCAGAGGGTTTGACACAGGTGATAGCTGCACTGGCAGGAATACCAAGACGCTCTGCATAATCTGCATTAGTATCAATGGCAATTTGTTTCATCTTCTTTAACCATATTTTACTATCAGAGGTCTTAGACAGTAAGTAGTTATCCATAATTCCTGTTAGTGATACACCAAGCAGTCGTTCTTCTTCTGTGTTTTTCTGCCAAATATTACGTAAGTAAGGCATCTTAGTAAAGGTAGACTGTGCTGTGCCAAGGATGGTAGCTAGGCGTACCTTACGTGTTAAACTATCTAGGTCATCACCCTGCCTAACAACAACCTCTGTTAGATTACAGAATTGGTAAGGACGTAGGATAATCTCAGAACAAGGGTTGGTTCCCCACTCATGTCCTGTCTCTCTACGCCCATTCATTTCTACATGCTTGTCTGCTGCTGTACGTGAGAAGATGCCACGTTCACCAGACTTAGATTCAACTAGTGACAACCACTCACGCATGAACCCTTCCATGTCAGGCTTGTCTGTGTAGGCTACAGAGTTATTAGCCAACGCACGTTGACCCTCGTTCTCCCACCACTGACCTGACTTAGCATGTGCCATGCGTCCATCACTAAGGTTAGATAGGCTAATCATAGCTGAACGGCGTACACCACCTACTACTACCACTTCACCAATCTTACACATGATATCGTGACACTCAATGCTAGTTAGCTTACGTCCTGCTGCACCTTTAAACTTGTCTACCACAAAGTTAAACAAGTCGTTCAATGGTTCTGGTCCACTAGCTCTACCACCAAAAGTTTTAAGCCTAGCACCTGCTGGACGAATAGCAGACAAGTCCCACTTAGGGATAATACCTGAGTACAATGTAGAGATGAGAGAGTGTAGTGCAGTGGCCCAACCCTCTTTACTATCTTTAACTGTGATGGGTGGATTACCATACTCAAGTTGATTAGGTACTTCAGGTAACTTAGTAATAGACTGACGCTCTACTGAGAAGCCTACACCTGTACCACATAATAGAATAAACATAGCCTCATCAAAGGCACGGATGTGGTCTACTGGCAGGTAGCTACAGTTGTAGATACAGGTGTTATCACGGTCTGCTGCCACACCTGCTGTCATCAATGCCCTCATGGAAGGCATGACCTCAAGGCTGATGATAGCTTCTTCAATCTCTTCTAAGTCTTTAGCTGGTAGACCAGTGGTAGCAATATAATTGATGTATCGTTGCACTGTCTCAGGCCAAGTCTCTCGCCTGTTCTCATCCTCTAACCATCGTGCATACCTGCTAGTAGCAATGAATGTCTGATAGTCTGTTGGTAGGTAATTGCTACTCATCTATTGTCTCCCTCTCCGTGTAGTGTTCCAGCCTCTTGTCGTTTCTTTAGTTTCTCTGCGTTCATCTCTGCAATAGTCTGTAGTGACAGGCCACAGTCATGGGCTAGTGCTGCTAACATCCATAGTACGTCACCCATTTCTGCTGCAATAGCTTGCTTCTGATCCTGCATTGGTATCTCATCACGCATCATCTTAGCAATCTTACCTGCTACCTCACCCGCCTCTTCAGCAAGACCTAAAGCTGCATAGGATACAGCATACTTCTTAGGGTACACGGCTGTCTTCAACGCACCTATCTGATACTCGTAGAAGTTCATCATTCTTCACCTACCTCTTCACCATCACTTTTAATTACATACACATTATCTACATAGTTAAACCCTGCACTTTGTAAGAATGATTTGAAATGGTAGAGGTAATCATGTAGATTACCCTCAGTTACAAACATCTGATGAGAGCTTGTTGTTTTATTTCCGTCTTCATCATAAGTCTCTGCTGTGAACTTTACAATGTCTGGATGTAATTCAGTACTCATTACCAGTTTACTCCCTTTGTTTTTTCTAGCAACTCAATCATCTTCTTGAGATACCATGCAGCTTTTTCAGCATCCTGAATAGGATTACTCTTGTTCATCAAACGATGTCCTGTGTACTTGATTATTTGTGCCTGTGCTACAAAGATAGCGTTGTACTCACCAACTACATCTACAATATAATCCCAAGTTTCTATGTCACCTTGAGTGTAGTGGGCAGGACTGTTTACCATGTCCCTATCCTCTTTTTTCCACTTGGGTTCTAACTCTGCTGCTTTAGATTTCATGTATTGTTCATGCCCTAGCGGGATACCAAATGTGGTTGCCATAGCTTTACCTCTCCTGTGTCTGTATCATATTCACCATTACGTAGTATACGTGCTAGTCGTGCGTTCTCTAGTGCTACTTCTTCAGATAAACCTTTAGCCTTAAACGCAGCAACCACTTTATCCCAGCCACAACCATTAGACAAAAGTTTATTAGCAGTCTTGGGACCAACAGTTGGACAGCCGCTATAGTTATCTGTACTGTCACCAACCAGAGTTTGGTAGGCGAGATTGTAGTCAGCTTCTTCTTCAGTGATCGTAGCAACCTCACCGTTAAGCCAATGCCTTGCTGGCACAGTGAGTAGGTCTTTGTCTTCAGACCAGATAATAGTGTCAGGGTTTGATGTACCCAATATTCCAAGAACATCATCAGCTTCTAATCCTTTATATATAATTGTGTTATACTTACTCATCATATATTCCCTAGCATACGGAAGTAGCATAGGCTTACGAGTTTTCTTACGGTTAGCTTTGTAGTAAGGTGCAACCTTCTTACGATAGTTATCGCTGTCTGATAAAGCAACAATGCAATCCTGCACAGGTGCTTCATCTGTTAGCTTAGTGATCTGGTCAGAGATACGTATGGCTACGTCATCTTCAAAGCAATGTAATGTCCAATGACCATCACCCCAATTCACTGGTGTTTCGGCAGACATAGCTGCCTTGTAAGCAATGATGTCTCCATCAATAAGCAGTAGGGTCATCGTGTATATCCTTCTCTTTTTCCTGTTTACGTAGGATGCGTAGTCCTGTCTGTACCTGCACGTAGTCTAAGTATGCCTCAACAATCCACTTGATGCTGAGACAAATACTGACACTAAGAAAGGAACAGGTTAGTAGCAGCTTCCATACAAAATCAAAGTCCATTTAACTTCTCCTCTACTTGTACTAATACCTGTCTTGCTTGTGCTTTCTTTAGCTTAAACCATTCGTTCCTACGATCACTAGCCATGCCATCTGCTATCTGATGTGCGATAGCCTCAGCCTTACGTCTGTCGTTAGTGCTGATAGTGGCTACTACCTCGTAGTCACGGAAGGGGCTGCTTGTCTGGTAGCCGTTGCACCTATCGTCAGCATCAACAGCCATACCAATCTTAACCCACTTAGGCCACGCTGGATTGGTAATGATGTAGACCATGCCCTCAGTACTACGTTCATAGTTCTCAAGACTAGAGAAGGCTGCATCATTGAAAGATTTATAACGTCCTGCTTTGTGTAATGGATGTTTCTTAGAAATTTCTTTACCATTCACATACATTCTGTTGGCATCACGCTTTCTAACTGCTTCTGGATTATCCTTATAGAAGAAAGGTCTGCCTGTCTTTGGGTTAATGCGTGTCTGACCAGTTGCGTCCGTACTTGTACTCACTGTCGAGTCTACATCTGAATCCGTAGTGGTGTTCGACATCTCGCATACACTGTTGAATAAGTCTTCCTGTCTCATCTTCTTGACCTTCCTTTACTACTAGTTGAACTTCATCATGTACAAACGCTACGATAGTAGCATCTAGTCCTGCCTTCTTGATAGCATCAGCTATGAATACGTACCAAGTCTTACATAAGATTGCACCACAACCTTGAAGCAAACTGTTGAGTGCTGCGTGGCTGTGTCGGATAGGTGTGTGCCTACCATCTAGTCCCTTGATGTAACCACGATCATCTGCTGCTTGGGATACTGCATCCTTCAGCTTCTTGAGTGCAGGTAGCTGGCTAAGAAACTTCTTCTTAATACGCTTACCTTCCTTCGCACCCTTGCCTATGATCTTACCAATCTTCTCATCACCTGCACCATACAAGAATCCATAGATGAATGTCTTGGCATTGGAACGTGTGGGAAGACCAGCAGCTTCTTGGTTAGTGGTATGTACGTCACCGTCTAACACTACGTTAGCATAGTTACCGTCATCATACCTAGCCATATAGTGTGCTAGGCAGCGTAGTTCCAAACCTGATGCGTCAGCACCTAACAGGCTGTAGCCCTTGGGTGCAACGAATAAGGAACGACACTCCTTGCCATAGGCTGCACCAACGCTGGGTACCTGCCCAAGGTTGGGGTTGGCGTGGGTACACCTAGATGTGACAGCACCCATATGGTTTACTCTACCATGTAGTCTGCCGTTCTCCTCTAGCTTGAGCCATGCCTGTTTGCCAGTAGCTAGTTGGCCTATGCGTTTGTTTAGTAGTAAGTATTCCTGTAGCAGTCTAGCCTCTGGCATGTCAATGCTTTCCAGCACTGTCTCATCTACCTTAGGCTCACCACTGTCAGTGAATACTGTAGGCTCCCACCCTCGCTTGATCAGTCGGTCAGCAATCTGCTGCCGTGATGCAGGGTTGAATGGGATGGTCTTA